ATGCCACAGCAGATGATGCAACAAATGATACAGCCGAAGTGTGACTGTAAAGATAACAAAAGGGAGCAACTATGACTTATAGAGAGATTATTAATTCAGTATTGCGTAGATTAAGAGAAGATACTATTGACTCTGATTGGTCAGGTAGCTTGTATGACTCTAATACTGTAACTGATTATCAAAAGTTAATTGGTGAGCTTGTGAATGATTCAAAGAAACAAGTTGAGTCTTATCACGACTGGCAAGCTCTAAGAGAAACATTCAATATTAAAACCAGAGATGGTAATATGCAATACACTTTAGGTGATGCTACTAGAGGCGCTGGTATTTCCTTTAAAGTATTAGATGTTATTTGTCAAAATACGGGTCAAGTATTAGAACAAGTTACTAATGACTGGATTAACAATGTTACATTTCCATTATCTAGTATATCAAAAGGATTACCAACAAAATATGCTTTAAACGGTGTATCTCAAGCAGGTGTAGGTAGAGAACCTGATTTCAATATTGATTTATATCCTGTTCCAACAGGAGTGCAAACTATTTCATTTAATATTGTAGGCGCACAGAAAGAACTAAAGACGGCTGCACAGATATTAAGAACTCCATCACAACCTGTTATCTTAGGAGCTTGGGCTAAATCTATTGCTGAAAGAGGTGAAGATGGTGGTACTATCTCATCAGGTGTTGCTGCCGAAGCTAGAGACTCATTAAATATGGCTGTTCAGTTAGATGCCTCTAATATGGAGTATGAAAGAGACTGGTATGTCAATTAACAGCAAGGTCTTAAATGTAGTACCTTTAGATACTATTGGTATTAATGGTTTAGACTCTCAAACTAATCCTACCGCACTAGGCGCTACTTGGTTTACTAAGGCTGATAATATTGTATATACAGAAGGTGGTAAAGTTACCTTCCGTAAAGGTTTAAAGCAAATGTCTCTTAATGGTGGTGCTAAGATTGGCTCTATGGTAGAGCATTATAACGGTACTGTTAACAAGATATTTGGCGCTGTATCAGGAAATATATATGAGCTAGATTTAACGGATAAAGACCTTGTATTCACTAATGTGTACGCTACAGGTGGTTCAGTTTCAGACTGGCAGTTCCAGAACTTTAATAATGAATTGATAGCCTTCCAAAGTGGTTTGGATATATTACATTATGAATCAAGTAGTTGGGGCAAGATTAAAGATGACGCTTCTTATACAGCTCCTGCTGGAGTAACTACCTTCGACCCTTCTTGTGGTCTAGGTTATTACGGTAGAGTGTGGGCTGGTGGTATAACGGAAGAGAAGGATGTATTATATTATTCTGACTTACTAGACGCTCATAAATGGTCAACTGGTTCTTCTGGTGGTATCGACCTAAAGACTGTATGGGGGCATGATGAGATTGTAGCCATCCATCCGTATGCAGGAAAACTAGCTATATTTGGAAAAGAAAATATAGTTTTATATAACTTTCCTGATGAACCTACAGATATGGCTTTAGATGAAGTAATTAGAGGAATCGGTTGTATATCAAGAGACTCTATTCAAGCTATTGGTAATGATTTATATTTCTTATCTGACACAGGTGTTAAATCACTAATAAGAACAGCTGAATCTGATAAGTTACCATTAAAAGATATATCCGTTACTGTCAAAGATGAGATTATCGCCCACATTAAAGCATCTAAAAATGTTAAATCAGCTTACTATTATGCTGAAGGTTTGTATTTACTATCGTTTGTTGATAGAAATGTAACCTATGTATTCGACTTACAGTATTTAACAGCAGATAAACAAACTCCAAGAGTAACTAAGTGGACTTTTGCTGATAATAGACACCCAGCTTCATTGATATATTCAGAAGATTATGGTTTGTTAGTAGGTCAGCACACAGGTAGAGTTGCTGGCTATGAGGGTTATTACGATGTAGATTACGATGGCTCAAGTGTTTACACATCAAATCCTTATACTGGTAGTTTATCTACAGTATGGATGTCATTAAGTCCTGATTTAGAGAGAGCTTCTATATTAAAACGATTGATTATGGTTATATCTGGTGGTCAAGGAACTGATATTGGATTACGACTATATAAAGACTTTGAACTATCACCTAAATTATCACCGACATTTAAGTTAAATCCTGCTTTAAGTGGAGTACCTGCCCTTTGGGGTGTGGCTAAATATCCATCCTCAGCTTCACCTGCTGCATGGACAAGTGATAAATACGCTCCTATACATGGATTGAAAGAACACTCAGTACCTTTATCAGGTTCAGCCAAGTATTTGAGAATTGAGATGGATGGTGTAACTAAAGGGTATAAAGCTTCCCTTCAATCATTAGCTTTACTATTTAAACACGGGAAAACACGATGAGTAATTATACAATAGCAGTAGGCTGGTCTGGAAAAGACGCACTCGCTGATTCTGACGCTGGTAAAGTAATATCAGGTGCTGATTTCAATACTGAATTTACAGCAGTACGAACCGCAGTTAACTCTAAAGCAGATGTTAATGGTAGTGCAAGTGAGAACTTTGTATGTAACTTACTCACAGCAACGACAGCTACAGTTGGTGGTGAAACTGTTGTTACATTAGATACTCCACAGACATATACTAAGGCACATACAACAGCCTCAGAGACTATATCTCTATCGTCAAATCAAACAGCTAACCTATTAAATACAGAGACATTTATTATCAATGTTCAGGGTAACGGATACACTTTAGATATTTCTAACCAGACTGCTGGTGCTAAAGCAGATTTTATCATTAAGAACCAGGGTGCTTATGATGTAACATTTAGTTCTAACTTCAGCTTTAACGGTGGTAACAACCCTACAATTACTTCAGGAAACAATAAGTTTGACTTGGTTCGTTGTGTTTCTGATGGTGCTTATATGTTTTGTACGATTGACTTAGACCTAACCTAGGAGTAGTTAAATGCCTTTAACTCCATTCCAGAATGCCGATGCTATATTTGACCCTGGTCAATTCTCTAAAGAAAGCTTAATGCCTGATGGAAGTTATCAAGATACCTCGTTATCTTCACAAGGCACTGTAACGCAAAATCCTTTAGACTTTTTAACTAATTTGTTTGGAGGTAATCCTTTATCTGCAAATCAATCTTTAGGTGATAATAATTTTGGTCAAGGTGTGACTAATACAAGTGGTTATCCTAATACAAGCGCTACAGGTAGCACTGTAGATTATAGTTATGGCTCACCTGTTACAAGTACGCCAACATATAACCCTAATACTGGAACATCAAGAACATTACCAACATTTACAAATCCATTCTCTAGTGGTTCTAGCTCAGACTACCCATCGTTAAACTCATCAACAACCAGTGGTTTGTTTGGAAATTCTTTTGAGTCTGCACCTGCTTATAATGATTTCTTTGATTCAAACTCTTATGATTTAGGTTTTGGAGCTTCATTTAATCCTGGTGCGCTTAATTTTGGTAACTCATACTCTCAAGGATGGAAAGAGGGTGGAAGATTATTAGATTTAGGAAATACATCATTAGGTGGATTGGGTGCTAAAGAATTAGGACTATCTGGTTCACAATACAGAAATGCTAAACAAGGCTTAGGTATGTTAGGTCAGTTTACTGGCAATGAAGGTTTGAACAAAGGTCTTGGTCTTGCTAGTTTAACTGGTAATAGGGCTTGGGATATGGCTACTAAAGGTACTGCACTACAATATCTTAATGACCCATTATCAGCTAGAAGCATAACTGGAGGCGTAATGAATAGAGCTGGATTAGGAAACTTTATGCCAGCATTAGACTACTTGCAAGGATATAACACTAAAGGTGGTTTACTAGGTATGGGTATTAGTGCTATTCATCCTCTTGCTGGTGCAATGTTTAATATGTTCTCACCTTCTCCTGGAACTTATAACAAAGACGGCTCTTATAATTCTATTTACAACAGCTTCTACGATGGTAAAGAGGGTTCAGCTTTAGCAATGAAGTACGGAATGAAACCAGGAGAACAATACGATATTATTACGAATCAGAATCGTGATTTGTTCGACTCTTGGGAAGACGAGTTGCAATTTACTGATACTGAAGGTTATAACAAGTATATGCAAGAGAAAGCCGCTTCTATGACTGAATATGAGAAAAATAATGCTCCGTTTGGCGAAGAGGGTGATGATACTTGGTCGCCTGGTGGTGGAAGTATAATGCACGGTGGTGGTTATAATTGGAACAACTCTCAAGATGAGGCAGTAGCAGAGTCTAATAACGCAGCAACTAATTATTCATTTGACACAGACACTGGGGAGATGAATGCGTCAGCAGGAGGATATACTTGGGATGCAGATTTAGGTAGTGCAGCTGAAATGCAAGAGGAGACAGGTGTAGGAACTACTGAATGGGATTCTACTTCTGAAGACTTTAGTTGGGGTGGGGATGATGACGATGGATTATCAGGAACTTCGGACTTTGATGAAGATGATGCTGATGCTGGAGGTTGGTCTTTTGATGATAGCGCCTCAGACTCTGGTGGTGATTCTGGTGGCGGTGGTGGCTCTTATATTGCCACAGCTGCAACACAAGCATTAGGTGAAGAAGGTCTAACTATATTTGAAGAATGGAGAGATTATATGTCTTCTTGGCATCCTACATTTAAAACATCTTATGGTCGTTATAGAGTGACAGCACCTAAGATTGTTAAGGCTATTGATAATAAGAAGAACTCTACAGACATTTATAATTATATATGGGATATTCACTTAAAACCTATCTTCGATTTGATTCGAGAAGATAAAGATAGTGGTAAAGCTCTTAATGATTATAAGATAATGGTAAAAGAATTACAAAATAAGTTTTTAAAGGAGAAAGCATAATGGCTTGGTATGATGTATTTGATGAAAGCTCAGATAATTGGTATGGTGCAGATGATGACGGATGGGGCATACAAGAAGATGCTAATTTCTGGGGTGATGACAATAGTTGGAACTGGTCTGACGATTATGGTGATTCTTTAGACGCTTCTTTTGATTCAGGGGATGAGTCATGGTGGGATACTTTAGGCGACACTTATAGTGGTGGTGTTGAAGACCGATGGGATACATCTTTTGGCGGTCAAGCTAATAATTGGACAGGTATCGGTACTACTTTAGGCGGTCTATTTAGAGGTGGTCAAAGCTCAGGTCAAGGAAAAACTCCTGCGCCTTATAGTTGGGGTAAAGCTGGAAGCCTTATGGGTGGTCTATTAGGTGGCTCTGATGGTCAGGTTGGCTCTAATGACTTATGGGGCTTAGGTAGAGGTTTAGTTAGTGCATATATGGGAGACAGACAGAACAAGCGTTACAATGAAGCTATGTCTCCACTTTTTGACCTATATAAAGACCAAGCTGCTGATGTAGCACAGAGACGGGCTAATAGAGATTCTAATTTAGCTAATGAATGGGAAACAAATTTAGCATTGATGCAACCAGGAAGAGATAGACGAGACCAGAAAGCAGCCAATTTAGCACAATCACAAGGCGTAACTCAGAGTTCTTCTAATGCTTGGAATAAAGCAGAAAACGAACAAAGACGAGAAGCAACTGACTTATATACTAGACAAAAACTTGCTAATCTTTATGATACTCGCACAGGTATGTTAGGTGGTCAATTATCTGCATCAGGTCAACAATTTACTTCGCCAGATTATTTAACTAGACAAGAGAACCCTTACTTGAACTGGCTACAAACAGGAATAACTGGACGACCAGTATAGGAGATTATTATGGGAATGTTTGACCAAGAGAAACCAACTATTTATTCAGGACCTGAAGCGATTGCAGCAGGAGGTATGGATTTAAATACTCAGTTAGCACCAGGAATTAAAAGAATGACTGGTTATGAGTCTCCTAAACACAAGGCTATGTCAATAGCAAAAACTGCGGATTTAAGTTCTATGGCTTCGATTCAAGAAACATATCAGAAGATACAGCAAATTAATCCAGAAGCAGCTTCTGCTTGGTTGAAAGATGTAATGCCTCAAGCTAAAGAAACGGGTGATAGAATGAGGGCTAAACAGACGAGTAGAGACTCGAGAGGACCTTTCCAGAAGGCTGTAGAATTTGCTGCTCAAATGGAAGGATGTAAAGTTGGTGATAAAGAGTGTATGAAGAAGGCACTGGTAACAGCTACAGATTATAAACGACTAAATCAAGAAGTAAAACGAGGCTCTAAGGGTTTAGGTGATTTAACCAAGCCTATCTTTGAAGATGGAGATAGAGCATACGCTGAAGAAGCAAAAATGGACATAATGTTAGGCTTCTTAGATAATATAACTACAGGTCCATTTACAGAAAGTCTTGTGTTACCTGTTAGGAGAATTGCTGCTTACTTTGGATGGGGTGAAGACTCTACATCAAGTATGGAAGCTTTTAATTCTAAAGCTATGACTATGGCACTAGAGTTTGTTAATGATACTAAAGGTGCTGTATCAGATAAAGAGTTTCAAGCTTTCTTAGATGCTTCTCCAGGATTACAAAGAACTAAAGGAGGAAACCGACTTCTCTTAGAAATGGCTAAAGAAGTAGCTAAATTTAGACAAAAGAAATCATTTGCTATGTCTAAATGGATTCAAGCCGAAAGAGCTGCAAATAGAATACCTTCAGATGCAGGATGGATGGCTCATTTTGAGCAATGGAAGCGAGAGCCTCTCAACAAGCTTAGAGGTCCATCTTCTATAAAATTAGAAGCTGCTTTAGGAAGGGCTACAGGAACTACGCCAGGAGCAGGTGAGACTTTAGACTTAGATGCAGCAGCAGCAGCTATCGAGGCTATGTAATGATAGCATCCAGAAAAGTAGAGGTTGACAATAGAAATGAACTAAGGGGAAACCTAGAAGATTCTATTCGTTATTATATTAAAGCAGGAGATAAAATCAATGCTAAGAGAGCATTAGACCTTTTGCGAAATGATAAGCTCGTAAGAGCTTATGATGAACAGTCATATAATAAACCGTACATATCTGCTTTAAGAAAGAATTTTAAGAAAGAAACTGGTGATGCTTGGACTGGCAATGATTCCGACCTTGTCGAACAAGACTTTGAGTATTGGAATACAACAATGAACTCATTAGTAACCGCTAGACCATCAAAAGACGGTGGTGGATTAGATATGGCTGGAGCTTTACCTACACTATATAAATCAGCATCTGAAATGTCTGAAAAGGATAGAGCAGATATGTTATTAAGATTTAATGCTTTTAATGACACATCTTCTATTGGAACTGGCTCAAGACCAGGTATTGAACAATTCAAACAGATAGCCTCTGATATTCTGGCAGACCCTGTAACTTATGCTTCTTTAGGTATAGGAAAGCTGTTTGCTATTGGAACTAGACCTGCTACAGCATACGGAATCAAACAATTATTTAAACCAGGTATGGCTTTTGCTGCTGCTTCTGCATTAGAGTCAGGTAGTTTAGACTTATCAGTACAATCAATGGAATCTAATCTAGGAGGTAGAGATGTAAGCCCATTACAAACGGTTGCATCAACTACAATAGGTGGAGTAGCGCCTTGGGCTACTAAAGGTTTAGGTAAAAATGTTATAGGACCTACTTTTAGGGCAATTACACACCCTAAACAATCATTAGGCGAATTAGCGTCTAGGGGAATGAAAAAGACTGCACCTCAAGCAGCAGCACAAGGTGTTATAACTGATGCTAAGAATGCAGTTACTAAAGCAGGTGTTAATTTACCAGGTGGAATGGCTGACTTTCAGAAAACATCTAAACAGATATTAGATGATGCTGGAAAATATTGGAAATCAGAATATTTATCATACCCACTAGAAGATGTAAATTGGAAAAAGGTAAACAAAGCTTTAGCACCTTGGCGTAAGTGGTCAACTCCAGTATCAAAAAATGTACCTGATGGTAGATTGCACCCTATGAAGTTTGAATCAGCAATAGATATTGCATTAGAAAGCTTAGAGTCTGGTTTTGATGCTGCTGGTAAGGCATACACACCAGCTATGGCACTTAGAACTATTAAAAAAGCTGTTAGTAATGCTGTTAAATCAGGCTTTAAGGGAGGTGAAAAATATAGTAATGCCGATGCGGAATTATTAGAACCCATTCTAAAACAAATTAGGAAGATTGAAGATGTTGCAGCTAAGGCGTATGATTTAAAAAAATGGGGGGGTAATATCCCTGATGGTGCTGGATATCTAAGTTTAAAGTCTCACCTGCTCCTGGCGTAGTTCCTGTCGCCCTTCCTAAAGC